ACCACCTTTACCTTCATAAGTCATTTTACAAGGTACAGAACCTACTGAATCCCACATAAAACATAAACTATAATCTAAGTTTCCTTTTTCTTGTTCGTCAAGTAAGTTATTGATATAGTCAGTAATTTGTTCAATGTAGTCAAAGTTATTATTGAATATGTAAAATCCATCCCAATCCAATTCACCTGTTTCCTCATCAACCACTTCCTCACAATCAAATCCCATTAATTTAGCGTGTTCAAATGACCATTTCTGTTCTGTAATAATAAACACAGGAAGAATACCTTTCTTTTGAGCATCTACCGCAGTTTTTACAAGAGCCGTTGTTTTACCTGTATCAGAGTGACCCAAGAACATATTAATATGTCCAATAGCTGGTCCCGGTAATCCAACCGCATCCAAGAAATCCGGACCTAAGTCAAAAAATCTTTGTGGTTTGTATTTTGCCGATACCGAGAATTTATCTTTAATTGATTTGAAATCGTTTTTCTTAATCGCCATTTTCTATTTTTTTAATGTGTGGTAATTTGTTTGATTTATTCCTATTGTATTTTGAAGAATCCTCCTCATATAGTACATTAATTTCTTCTTCATGAAAAGTAATTAACCTACTACTTATCACACCATCTTCATTAGTACCTTCATCCAACATTCCAAATAAAACACTATCACCAATTTGTTTACTTCTACCTGAGAAGTATGTTTTATCTTTTAGTTGACTTAGAATTTCATAAGATAACATTTTATTGTCTCTTAATTGTAAGTCAATTTCTTCTTTAAACGTCATATGATAATATTATTAAAACTTGGACACTTAGTTAGACAAGATGTCCAAGTTTAATTATTCTTTATTAGAAAGGTAAATCTTCGTCTACCTCATCGTTCGCTTGAGGGTCAACCGGTGTTGAACTTTGAGATTTTCCACCACCAAATGATTCTGTATTTACTGAATCACTTTCGTAAAGGTATCCACCTTTTTCAGAATCCCATCTTGGAGTTTCTCCACGAGCAATCGCTTCAAGGTATTCTACCGGTTTTTTAGAGTAAACGTCTAACCAAGTCAATTCGTCAGTAATCCACTCATTAGATTGAGCCGGGTCAGTATGTACAGGACCTTGGTCTTCATACATAATTGTAGATACGGTTGTATATTCTTTTCCTTTTGGAGTTTTCGCTTTAGTCAATTCAATGATTAAATCTCTACCGATTTGAGCGTCGGTAATATCTCCTTTATTTCTCCAAATTGGAATGATTTTATCTAAGATACCATCATTTTTGTAGTTGTGTTTGAATCTCCAAAATTTTGGTCCGTCTTCTTCTCTATCTCTATCGATAACTTTTACGATATAGAATTTACGAGAACGATACTGAGCAGCTAATTGTTTGTCTGATTCTTTTCCGGTTGAGATTAACTCTTCGTAAACCTCGTTTAAAGGTGAACGTTCGTTATCGTTTTTCCCCGGGTCGTAGAATTTTTGCCATTGTCCACCAACTTGAATCTCATGATACCAAGCCTCTTTAAATGGTGAAGAACCATCACTCGTAGGTAAGATTCTAACTCTTCTTTGTCCAGATTGCTCCTTATCACCTAAGATAAGTGCAAAATATTTTTTCATTCTTTCGTCTTGCGACATTTTTCCTTGGGCCCCGCCCCCTGATTGTTTTGAATTTTCGTACTGTGCCAATACGGCGTCTAATGAACTCATGTGTTATAAATTAAGATTAATTAAATTGTTCAACAAATATAGGTAATAAAACTAGTGAAGTCAAATAAAAAAAGGTGTCTGTTAAGACACCTTTGAATTTTTTGTTATCGTTTGAATGATGTTTTGTAGTCATCTTCTTGAGAACCAGGTTGGAATGAATTTTTAATATCATTCACATTAATATCTTCAACTTCGTCTGAAGTTAAAACATAATCATTTTTTCCTGTTTTCTCCATCTCTTCTTGTTTGTCATCGAAGAATTGTGAAAGTTTTTGGTTGAATGGGTATGAATCGTAACTTCTCAACTCTAATTTTTCTTGAGGAGTTTTTTCACGATACTTCTCAATTTTATTTTCAAGTGAGTTTAATTTATTCATAACATTATCCATTTCTCCTAATTTAGCCTCTAAGTTAGACAATTGGTTAAACAAGTTTTCAAAATATTCTTCTTGTTTTGTTTCAATATTTTTTTGAGAATTAACTAAATCAGTTATTTCAAGTTCTTCAGATTCTTCACCTTCCGCACTTGTTTCTTCTGATTGTCCCTCATCGTCAATTTTTTCAACGTCAGGGTCATTGGCAACATCAATTGGTTGTGGTGCCCCTTCTCCCGGTGCTGGTGGTGGTACTGCTTCAGATGGTGCAGGTGCTGGTGGAACTTCTCCTCCCGGTGCCGGTGGTGGTGGAGTTAACGCCTCTAACCCAGCTGTTGGGTCTTCAGGAACTTCCGCCTCTTGTTCCATAATATACTTATTAATATTATGATATCTTGCTATTTCTTGTATTAATTTCTTGTCTAAACCCATTTTGATTATCCGTTTAATAATTGTTTAATTCCTCCTGCAGTCTCAACTCTAACTTTTCTATTAATAGTTGTTTGGTGTCCGGATCTTTCAATAAGACCATCTCTTTCTCTGATTGTGTAACAATCTCCTGTGTCTAAATCACAAACTTGTTGTGTTCCGTCACCGTTATCTGTTTGAGAAACTCTAGTCGATTTCCCAAGATAGTTGTCTAATGCTGATTTTATGTTCATAAAATTGTTTTTATTATAAATATATCGTTATGTTATAAAGTGAAAACATCACTTACTATGGTTTGAACTAAAACTTCACCACCAATCGGAGATGTATTACCATACGGTTTATATTGTACTTGTAATCTAAAATTCCCCAATTTATTAATATTAATTAAATTAGTGTATTTAGTTGAGGCACCTCCACTACCACCATAACTTGCAATTTCATATGTCTCAGCATATAAAACTCTATTATTAATAGCTTTTGGTTCGTCAAATGGTTCTTGAGTTGTTAATTGATATGTAATATATCCTCCATCCGGTTTTTTAATATTATAATAACTCCAACCATTTCCTTGTAACTCAGTAGACTCACCTATTTTAATGAACGCAATTTGTTGAGGTGGGAATGTTGGTAATGTTTGACTAGTTGGAACATTGTCAACAGGAACTTGAGGTTGATTTGGTAATGTATACCAAACTTTGAACGGGAATTGTTGCACCACAGGTTGTTCTTGTCCTTTATACGCTTTAAGAATAAACACAATATCTATTTGTGTTTTACCTTCAATTTTCGGTATATTATTTATAAAATAACTTTCAACATCTGTCAAGGTAATATTAAATTCGTTATTTGATACTTGTCCACCAACACCTTGTACACTTTGTGAAATATATTTTCGAGTTACCTTACCATTAACTTCTTCCAATTCATACACAACATATTTCATATCCGGATTAGGAGACATGATATATCCTGCCAATTGTGAATTTATTTTAACATTTAATGACTGAGTCTTACTAGCATTTAATTGAACTGCAGTACCAATCATAGTTAAAGGTCCTGTGTTTTGAGGGTTAGTATTTGGCGTCTCTGATTGAGTTGCATTTACAGTTTGATTTTGTGGGTTTTCATACCCACCCGGAGATGCAGCTGATGACGCAGTGATTGATGGGTCAAATGTATAATCATTAGTACTTGTTACGGTACCATTAGGCGTTACAATAACAATCTTACCTTTATTTACCACAGTACCCGTTCCAATTATTGGTGTGTTAAATCTCAATGTTGTATTATTAAATACCGTGAATCCTGTTGCAGGAACACTAACCCCATTAACAGTTATTGAGGTTGTACCATTAAAACTAACTCCATTAACTTGAACTATAGTTCCAGTATTACCTGATAAAGGAGAGAATGAAGTAATTGATGTTGGTGGACATGCTAATTGTGAGGTAACCGCCGCAGTATTTGGAACACCATTTGTAGTACCTTGACTTTCAACTTTATTAATAATATTTTTTAAATCCTCAACAATCGCTTTAGTTGCAACACCTACACTAAGTGCCGAGGTTAACGCTTTATCAAATGTTTCTTTAGTTTCAGTATATTCTTTAGTATGTGAATCATAAGTTGCTTCACTAACATTTTTAACCGGCCAATAACAAGCATAATATTTAACAAGACCTAAGGTCAATACTTGTGGAACTCTTTCCTGTAATCTAGCGGTCATAAACGATACAAACGTATCAACTGATGCAAAATTGGCAACAGGTGTTGTTCCTTTAGTTGACGCATTTGGATTAAGATTTACACAAGAATATGTACTAAGGAATGTGCCGTCAATTTGACCGTAATCAACATTTAATGGAGCGGTCGCAAAGTTATAATTCCAACCATTAAACACACCTAATTTACTATTACTATCTTTTTGGAAAGTTCTAAGATACGCAATACAATAAATAATTGTTGCTAACTCAGGGTTATTTGGCATAACTCGTTTAAGAACATCAGCAAATTCTTTTTCAGTCATTTTGGTAAGAACCGCATTAGTTGCCTGATATTTTTTAGACAAATAAATTGGAAGTACCTGACTTTCGCATTCATTTGGTGCACCTTTTGTATTATTCGCAGATTGAACAGTATTATTGGTTTTATTAGATTCGGTTGACGCACTTAATACGTTAATAGTATCTTTTTTAATTTTAAGAAGTTCCTCAACTTTTGTTAATAAATTTTGATTAATACTTTGAATAAAACTATCAATTGCAGGTAAATCATACACTCCTTGTCTAATACCCTCAAATTGAGTTTGGAATTGTCCAGGCTGTATTGAATGCGAAACTTGCTGTATCATATATGGACCATTAAACATTGGAACGTGTCTTAAATTAAAATACATCGTTGGTTGTAATAAAGCATTTCCTAAACAAACAACAGAACATTTATAACTTCTTTGTTTATAAAGATTATACAAACCCGCATTTTGTGTTGCAACATTTTTACCTGAAGCTTGGTCAACCATATTTATCTGTGTTGCAATTGATTCAGAAGTTGCAGTACCATTATCTTGAGAAACAGAGAACGAGTAAAATACATTTTGATTTCTTACTCCAATATCAACGGTAAACCCAACACATTTATTTGAAACCCCCCAATCTTTTTTACCAACTTGATTTTCAATCAAAGGATTTTCAGAGGCACGACTCATATTAAATCCATCATCTCTAAATCTAAAATTACCTTTTGGTAAATCTAAATATTGAGATGGTTTCCCAACATAAAAACAAACCATTTTAGAACTTGATTTTCGATAATCAACATCTAAAAATGTTCCCCATAAACTATTGGCAAACTCTAATGACCCTTCAGCTCTATTTGGTATTGTTGTACCATCAACATCCTGAACATTATAAAAATTAATGTAAGCAGGTAGGTTCATTACAGTAAAATTATTCTTAATCAATAATCCACTAATAAACGTATAAACACTCATGGTTTCGTTTAAAGATTTCTCACTAAACATACTCCTCATCTCAAAAACATCCAATAAGATAGTATCACCAATATTTCTTGACGCTCTATCCAAAAATAAGATATCTTCAAATAATGTTTTAGTTTTGTAATCTCCACCCGCAATCCATTTATCATTTAATGCTTTGAATACCTCGTAATTCTCAACTTTACTTTGTTGTCCATCAATAACACTTTGAATGGTTTTTTCAGGTAATTGTTGTTGGTCCGGTAAATCTCTTCTAACACCATCTAAAACAAGATTTAAAAAATTATCTTGTAACACACTCTCACTAGTTAGGTATTGGTTAATTTGAGCTTGGAACTGAGCAACTGTTGTAGTCGGATTTTTCAACTTCTGAGTTGCGTACATTTTAATAATTGGTGCCAATAATACAACATTCTCAACTGAGAATAAAATATTATTATCAATAAAGAAATCTGTAATATATGAACCTGTACTACTATATCTAACATTATTTATCGTTGAGAACCCAACTTCGGTTTCAAGAGCAATCCAAGCATTTGGATTTAACGATTGAGACTGGCTAAGACTTAATGTACTTGTTTTAGTCGGTAATGTGTTTTTTACATATGGTTGGAATTGAATTGGGTCAACAACTTTTTGCGCGTTATTATGTGAAAGATATGAATCAAAAATTCTTCTTTTATAATTTGACGGATTACCATATCTAAATAAGATATCATAATTCATAAAATCTTTAATACCCGCTTGGAAAATATTATATTGAACATCAATGATTTTAGAAAAATATTCAGGGTCCAAAACACCATTTCCTTGAGCAGGTACCGTCATTAAATTTCTAAATAATGATTGGAAATTTCTAAATGTTGCATTAACTTGAACTACCGATGTTTCAAACTGAGAAACTTCCGCACCTGTTGAACTATTAGTAATTGGTTTACTAAAATTTAAAAACTCCTGTTCAAATGAATCTAATATTTTTTTATCAAAAACTGAAAATATCTCTTCAATTTTAGTGTAATTATCTCCATTCAAAAAGTATAATGGAGATTGTGTTTCACCACTATTAATTAAATTAATATAAGAATCCGGTTGAGGGTATGCAATTTGATTACCATCAAAATATCCATAATTAG